GCAGACTCTACCGTCATCGTTGTCCGACAAGGACGCGACCTGGTGGCAGTCCGTCGTTACCAAGGCGAAGACACTATGGAAACGGTCGGCAGAGTTATTGATGCAATCGAAGAGTTCAAACCGGCGCTGGTGGTCCTAGACGAAGGCGGCCTCGGGTATGGCATTCTTGACCGCTTAAAAGAGCAGCGGTATAAGGTCGTCCGGGGCGTGAATTTTAGTTGGAAGGCCAAAACCCCGCAGATGTACGCGAATAAACGCGCCGAACTCTGGGGGCAAATGCGCGAATGGCTACAAACCGCGTCAATACCCAATGACCGCCAACTGAAAGCCGACCTCCTCGCACCGCACCAAAAGCCGAATTCGGCAGGGTCGATCCAGTTGGAAAGCAAAAAGGAAATGAAATCAAGAGGCATCGCGTCACCCGACGCTGCGGATGCGCTTGCTTGCACGTTTGCTTACCCAGTCGCTTCCCGCGAATATCGAGAACGACCGCGCCGCGTCACGACAAGCGACACCGGCAGCATGGTTAACTCTTGGATGGGCGCCTAAATGGCACGTAAATCGGTCAGTTTGGCAGTCGGTCGAGGCGAAAAACTGCCGGTTTCCAAAGGAGCCGGACTGACCGCCAAGGGCCGCGCCAAGTACAATCGTGCGACGGGTAGCAAACTCAAAGCTCCCGCGCCAAACCCTAAATCTAAGGCCGAAGCGGGCCGTAAAAAGTCATTTTGCGCTCGGATGCGCGGCGTTGTGCGCAAAGCCAAAGGCCCGGCTGAGAGGGCTAAAGCGTCACTTAAACGGTGGAAATGTTGATGAGCAGTCACAAAAAGGGTCTTTACGCTAATATCCACGCCAAGCGGAAACGAATTGCGGCGGGATCGGGCGAGAAAATGCGCAAACCGGGGACTAAAGGCGCTCCGACTGCTGCGGCATTCCGTAAATCGGCAAAAACTGCAAAAAAGAGGAAGTAATTATGCCAATGGATCGTATGGGTTTTGCCCCCGGCAGCGTCGGCGACATCATTATCGAATCGCAGCGTCAGATGCGTCAGCAGCAGCGACCCGCTCGCAGCCCGCTTGGAATGCGTAAGCGTCCCGTTCAGGAGGATGCCATCCGCACCACGGTGGATTTTCGCTCGACCCCGATGCCGAAACGCCGAGGTGGGCCGTAATGCCTCTCGTTAAATCCAGCAGCAAGGCTGCATTTCGTAAGAATATCCGCGCAGAAGTGCGGTCCGGCAAGCCCGTAAAGCAAGCCGTTGCCATCGCGTATTCTGTTAAACGCAAGGCTCAGAGCAAAAAGCGCAAGTAATTATGGCGAAAGACCCGACCGGCTTAAAAGGGGCGGCACAGGTCGCTAACACCCCGCAGTCGCGCAGTACGCGTGACGCTGCTGACGTGTTGGCGCGCATGCGCGAACGCTTAGAACAATCGCTATCGGCGTACAGCGAATCGCGTGACAGCGAACTCGATGACCTGCGCTTTATGGCCGGTTCCCCGGATAACCGCTGGCAGTGGCCGCAGGAAGTGCTGGCAACTCGCGGTGCCGTGCAGGGTCAGACGATTAACGCCCGTCCGTGCTTGACGATTAACAAGCTCCCGCAGCATGTGCGCCAGGTCACGAACGATCAGCGCCAGAACCGCCCGGCGGGCAAGGTCATCCCGGTTGATGATCGCGCAGACGTTGAAGTCGCCGAAGTGTTTGACGGCATGGTGCGGCACATTGAGTACATCTCTGATGCCGACGTGGCCTATGACACGGCCTGCGAAAATCAGGTGACGTTTGGCGAAGGGTACGTGCGTATCCTCACCGAATACTGCGACGAAAACACGTTTGATCAAGATATCCGTATCTGTCGCGTGCGTAACAGTTTTAGCGTCTACATGGACCCACACATCCAAGACCCATGCGGTTCCGACGCTGAATACTGCTTTATCACCGAGGACATGCCGAAAAGCGACTTTGAGCGGCAGTTTCCTAACGCAGAGCCTATTTCTTCTATTGCGGTACGCGGCGTAGGCGACGAACAGTTGTCGCAGTGGATACGCGAAGATACGGTTCGTATTGCAGAATACTTCTACGCCGTCTACGAAAGCGCCAAATTGCATCTTTATCCGGGCAACAACACTGCCTTTGCAGGGTCACCGGAGGCCAAGCAGTACGAAATGATGGGCGTGCGCCCGATCCGTACCCGCGACGTTGAAATCCGCCGTATAAAGTGGATGAAAACTAACGGCTACGAAGTCCTCGAAGAGCAGGACTGGCCGGGTAAGTGGATTCCGGTGGTGCGCGTCGTTGGCAACGAATTTGAAGTCGATGGCCGTATTTACATTTCCGGCCTCGTGCGTAACGCCAAAGATGCGCAACGCATGTACAACTACTGGGTATCGCAGGAAGCCGAAATGCTGGCTCTTGCGCCCAAAGCGCCGTTTATCGGTTACGGCGGTCAGTTTGAAGGCTACGAGACGCAGTGGAAGACTGCGAATACGACCAACTGGCCGTACCTTGAAGTCAATCCAGACGTAACGGATGGGCAAGGGTCAATCCTCCCTCTCCCGCAGCGTGCAGCGCCGCCCCTGCCGCAGACCGGCCTTATTCAGGCCAAGATGGGCGCATCCGACGATATCAAGTCCACAACGGGTCAATACGATTCAAGCCTCGGCGCCACGTCTAACGAGCGTTCGGGACGAGCAATCTTGGCGCGTGAACGGCAAGGCGACACAGGCACATACCATTACGTCGATAACCTGGCTCGCGCCATTCGCTATGTCACGCGTCAACTCGTGGACTTGATACCTAAAATCTACGATACGCAGCGTATTGCGCGGATTATCGGCATGGACGGGGAGACTTCGACGGTAAAGATCGACCCGATGCAGCCGGAGCCGGTGCGCAAGATCGTCGATGAGGCGGGTATTGTTATCGAGAAGATTTACAACCCGTCCGTCGGCAAGTACGACGTTGCTGTCACGACTGGCCCCTCGTATTACACGAAGCGGCAGGAAGCGATGGCGGCGATGGGCGAGATTCTGCAAGCCAACCCGCAGCTCTGGTCTGTTGCTGGCGACCTGTTCGTTAAGAACATGGATTGGCCGGGTGCGCAGGAGATTGCCGAGCGGCTTGCTAAGACCATTGATCCGAAACTTCTTGAATCATCCGACGAAAGCCCGGCGCTACAGGCGGCACAGGCTCAGATGCAAGCCATGTCTGCCGAAATGGAGCAGATGTTTGGCATGCTCCAAAATGTGCAGCAGTCGATGGAAGCGCGAGAAGTTCAGGTCAAGGAGTTTGAGGCGCAGGTCAAGGCGTATCAAGCTGAAACCGACCGCATTAAGGCGGTGGAGTCGGGCCTCAATGAGCAGCAAATTCAAGATATTGTAGCGGGCACGTTGGCTGGCATGATGTCATCGGGTGATCTAGTATCCGAGCCTGTTCCACGTGAAACACCCATGATCGGCGAAGAAATGCCGATGGCGGCCCCAGAAATGCCCATGCAAGGCGGAGAGATGCAATGAAAGCGGCTGATTTTGTAGGTCATTTGTTTTTGGCGCGAGATGTTACCCATTCTGTGCATCTCAACACGCGCAGCTACGCCAAACACAAGGCGCTCGGGGCGTTTTACGATAAGGTTGTTGACTTGGCTGACGACTTTGCCGAAGCCTATCAAGGCCGTCACGGTCTAATTGGGCCGATCTCGCTGCAATCGGCGAAATCCAAAAACGGCAACATTGTTGAGTTTTTGCAGGACTCACTTGATGAGATTGAGTCAAACCGCTACAAGGTTTGCGAAGAGAAAGACTCCGCGATCCAAAACATCATTGACGAGATTGTTGCTCTTTATCTCAGCACTTTGTACAAACTGCGCTTCTTGGCCTAATAACAGGTAGCGCAACGTGGCCCTCATCAAGATTTCACAACTTCCGGTTGCGAGTTCTCCGGTATCGCCATCGGATGTGCTGCCTATCGTCCAGGCGGGAATCACCCGTAAAGCGGCAATTAATCAGCTCGGCTATCTTGCTGCGGGTTCTGGCGCGACCGCGCGCACTATTCAGGACAAACTGCGCGATACCGTTAGTGTTAAAGACTTCGGCGCAGTTGGCGACGGCGTAACAGACGATACGACTGCTATTAAAGCTGCGGTTGATTACGCAGAAACCGTCGGCGCGGTTGTAGATTTTCCGGCTGGTAGTTATGCCGTTAAGATGATTTTTATTGAAACTGGAAACATTAAACTTAACGGAAACGGGTCAACAATTATTCAAAGCCACGATAATGTCAACTCAACGACGGTTGGTGGCGCCGGGCAATACAAGGTTAGCGCAGCGTTCTTTCTAAAAAGAGGATCGGAAAACGTAGAAATTACGGGATTTACGTTTACAACTAACAACGCGTCTTTCCCCGCGTTGGCTGCTGGATTCGGCTCGTACTTTCCCAGCATCGGCGGTCAGTTTAGCAACAATACTTATATCCACCACAACAACTTTGAAGGTGGGCAAGATCGCTGCATGTTTTTCCAAGCTGGAGAAAATCTCCGGTTTGAAAACAACAATGTCGTGGACAACGGCTTCACGGTACACATTGGCTATGCGGGAAATGTATATTTTTATGACGCGGCTAGTGATCTATCAATTAAGTATTCTCCGATTGCTCCGTCATTCATCAACAATGTTTTTGACGGGTACAGCAGTGACCGCAGCACAGTCTGCGCGCATTTAACGGGGTGCATTAACTTCGTTTGTCGAGACAATCGTTTTCTTGGGATGGCGATTGGCAGCATCGGAAGCCTTCGCGTATTGCGTTTGTACTCAAACGACTTTGGCCCATACGACGCGAGCGGAAACCAGTTGTCGTACATTCAAGGGATTTGCTCTGGAAATGTAATCAACGGCACTTTTGACCATGCGCTTGAAGTTGATGGTCAATCAGATTTTGCTTCGTCAACTTGGACATCTTCGTTCCAGATGAGAATTCTGGTCGAAGGAAATAACATTAAAGGCACCGGAAACGGCATCAAAATTAACGAGTGTAATGACACTAAGTTTTTTGGTAACTTTGTTGAAGTAACCGAATCGTGCCTGTACATGACGGCGCGATTGTCGTACGTCAACATCAGCAACAATGTGTTGAGATCAACCGCTGGCGGGTATAACGATACAGTCTGCTATAGCGCATTTGGCGCTGGCTCTGGATACATCACATTTAATAACAATCGTGTAACCGCAGCGAGTTCGTCCCAATATGTTTTTAACGACAATGTTGCCTTAACTTGGTTTGTTTGCAGCCAAAACAATTTCTTTTTTGATGGTGATGCGGCGAATTCGCGTCTTATTATTCTAAAACTTGCAGCGAAATCTTGGTTTACTAACAACGTATTTAACATTGAAACAGATGTTTCTGGTTTTGTTCCGCTAGTTTTGACGGGAAGTGGAGCATATGCGTCGGTAAATATTGAAGGCAATCATTTGCTTTCAATTAACGGGACTGGAGCAACAACCGTTAGATTTGTTGACGTTAATACGTTCAAAGACGTAAACATCCATAACAACATAGCTGGCGGCGCAATTCTTGTAGAAGACAGTGATCGTGTTTATATAACTAACAACACGATCATTATGCCGTCGGCAAACATTCAAAGAGCCATTGATTGCACGAACGTAGGATACGCCGCTAAGGCTTTAGTGGAGATTCATAGCAACTACATTCTGTCAGCGTCTGCAACAACAACGCCGGCTGTTTCAATTATTTCTAACAACAGTGCAACAGACAACACAACCTCAAAAGTAACGATGAATTACATTAGTTGCAATTCGTCGCAAGCGCCGATTGTTCAGCAGGATCAAGGCGAACTTGGAATTATTGGAAACACGTTAATCAATGCTGGCGCTGGCGGCACGGCTGCGGCAGTTACCGGATCGGCAACGCTTGTCAGCTTCTAATCGGTAAAAAGACATGGCAGCAAGATATTGGGTTGGTGGGACTGATACGTGGGACGCAACCGCTGGCACAAAGTGGGCCTCCACCTCTGGCGGCGCGGGCGGCCAATCGGTTCCTACTGCGGCAGATACGGTATTTTTTGACGCGGCGTCTGGCGCTAATACGGTCACGATTGATACCGGCGCAGTATGTTTGACGCTTACCATGACCGGATTTACCGGGACGTTGGCGTTTGGATCAAACAAGATTAGCATTGCTGGAAATAACGCAACAATTTTTACCGGCGCGACAACGTACAGCGTCACCGGGACACCGTTAATTGAATGCACTTATTCTGGCGCGACGGGCACTCGCACGTTTAACCCGGGTGCAACAACTGAAGCAAATTCCATCAGCCTTAAAGTAATTGCTGGAACCGATATTCTTCGCTCGACCGGCACGCAAGCGTTTAAAAATTATGACTTTACTGGGTTTTCTGGAACTTTAAACAATTCTGCAAGAACCATTTACGGCGACGCAATTTTTAGCTCAACGATGGTTCACGAGTCATCTACAGCAGTGATGACGTTTGCCGCAACTTCAGGAACGCAAAAAATAACGAGTTCAGGAGTTACGTTAAATTTTCCAGTTACGATTAACGCGCCCGGCGCAACCGTTCAATTACAAGACAATTTAAACACGGGGCTAAACAAATCAACGCTGTTAACAGCCGGAACATTTGATTTGGCAGGGAAGACGTTAACAACTGATAGCATTAACTCGACCGCTGCAAACGTCAGAACGTTGGCGTTTGGAGCAACAGGGAAAATTGTTAACACCAGAACTGCCAGTGGTACTTATGCGGTTGATTTATTCAATGCCTCTGTAAACTTAACTCTTACCGGAACTCCAGTATGGGAGTTTACTGGAAACTTTGCCGTTAGCTCTGGCATTCGCGGGTCAGCAACGACCGTGAGCATTGGCGACGTATATATTAAATCGGGAACTGGAACTTTTACTTTAGCAAGCGGCTTTAGATGCGGAACGGTCGATTTTACTGGGTTTTCTGGAACATTAGCCGCGGGAGCTATTGATACCGTCGGAGACATAGTTTTTTCAACCGGAATGACAATTTCTGCGTCAACATCAGCAATGTCATTTTTGAAATCGTCGGGAATTCAAAAATTAACGACTAACGGGAAAACATTTGATCGTCCTATCACTATTGGTAGCGCTTCCACATCTCCAACATTGCAACTACAAGATAATTGCACTGTAGGCAACACAAGAACATTTACAATTACTGCAGGATCGCTGGATTTAACCGGAAATACCGGGAACTGGACATTAAGTATTGGATTGTTTTCTTCGAGCAATTCCAATATTAGATCAATTATATTTGGAACTGGCGCAATCACCGTTACAGGTAATAACGCAACGGTTTGGAATGCCGCAACGGTTACAAATTTTTCATTTACTGGGACTCAAAGCATCTCATTTAATTATTCTGGGGCAACCGGAACCCGAACTATATTGCATGGATCGACAGCGGGCGGCTCTGCAAGTAACGCTATTAATGTAAACATTACGGCGGGGTCTGACGCCACACAAGTTGCTGGAACAGTAAATAATTTGAATTTTACCGGGTACACCGGCGCATATAACGCAACAACAACAACCGTTTACGGAAACTTGACGTATGTTTCCGGCATGTCAATGGTTGGAACGTCAAGCGCTATGACATTTGCCGCAACGACTGGAACCCAGTCTATTACGACAGGCGGTTTAACCATTGATCAAGCGCTTACGTTTAATGGGATTGGGGGAACCTTCGCATTCCAAGACGCGCTAACGCAAGGATCAACCCGAGCGTTTACGCTGACTAACGGAACCGTTCAGCTTAAAAACGGCGTGACTTCTACGGTTGGCGCATTTGCTACAAGCGGCACCAACCAGAAGTTTTTGCAGTCAACGTCGGCTGGGAACCAGGCGACCATCAGCCAAGCA